TAAATTAAGCTGTTCAGAGTTAGCAAGAAAAATAGGTGTTCATAATATAAATCCAGCGACAAATATTTGGAGGTGGGAGAATGGACAAAGAATACCTCGTAAAGAAGAAATGAAAAAGATTTATATAGGTACAGAGAAACAAGTACAACCCAATGACTTCTATGATCTCAAAATATAAAAGAGTTAAAATTACTTGGTTTGATATTTGCTCTAGCGATGAAGCATGGACACATCAGTCAGAAATATTAGATCATGATGTAGCAACCTGTACCGATGTCGGCTACATCTATAAAAAAACTAAATCCAAACTATGGCTCTTTACTTCTTACTCGGAAGATGAAGATGGTCTATCTGTTGGTGGTGTCACTTGCTTTCCTATGGGATGTATAAAAAAAATAGAAGTATTAAAATGACAGATACAGATATGTTTATAGACTATGAGGGTAAGATTAAATTATTAAGAAAGAAATTAAGAATGTCTAAAAATGTTTCTTGTGATTTAGAAATTATTATTGAGTCTCAAAAAAAAGAGATAGATACATTAAAACAAATTATCGGCATACAGGAGTTGCAAATGGACACTAAAAAGAAATCAAGAACAGATAAAATATTTCAATTAAAATCTATACTTATGAGATGTAGAGAAAAAGGTAAGTTTGAATTAGCCATGAAACTTATAGATAAATATAAAATTAATAAAGAAACATTAGAAGAAAAGTATTACGACTAATGGCTTACAACCCTTTACCTTTTGTTTGCACAATCAAACCTAGTTTCATTCATGGTCTAGGTGTATTTGCTACAAGAGAAATAAGAAAAGATACTGAGTTAGGTATATCACACATTGAAGTTGATAATACTCTGTATCGTACAGCTCTCGGTGGTTTTATTAATCATGCCGAACAATCTAATTGTGTAAGAGTAAAGGTAAATAATAAATGGTACTTGAAAACAACGGAAGATATTATGCCTGAGCAAGAACTCACACTAACTTATAGTTTGTATAAACCTAAATGAAAGTATTAGTAGCTTGTGAATATTCAGGTATTGTAAGAGATGCTTTTACTTCCAAAGGTCATGACGCATGGAGCTGTGATATACTGCCTACTGAAAGTCCTGGTAATCATTTTCAAGGAGATATATTAGAACATTTAAATAAAGGTTGGGATATTATGATTGCTCACCCACCTTGTACACACCTTGCTGTTAGTGGTGCTAGATGGTTTACAGAGGGTAGAAAACCCTGGTCATTACAAATAGAAGCATTAGATTTTGTTAGAAAATTATTAGCTGCACCTATAAATAAGATAGCATTAGAAAATCCAGTAAGTGTTATATCAACAAAGATTAAAAAACCTACACAAATAATTCAACCATATCAATTTGGACATGGGGAAAGAAAGTCAATATGTTTATGGTTAAAAAATTTACCTAAATTAAATCCAACAAAAGTAGTATCAGGTAGAGAACAAAGAATATGGAAAATGCCACCAAGTAAAAACAGAAGTAAATTAAGATCATTATTTTATACAGGTATTGCTAAAGCTATGGCAGATCAATGGGGTAGTGATGGATAACACTCACAAAAGGATTGTTCGTGGCTAGATGGACATACGCATTTTCTAATGGAAGTTACAACGATTGGCATAGGCAGTACGAGGGTATAGCTATGATCGATGTTGATAGTGTCGAGTGTTGTCCCCAATGCTACGAGCCTTTGGCTATGATCGAGACTTGCTATGATAAAGGACAGAAATACAAGTCTACCACCCTCTTAAAAACCCTTGCTAGTCGGCTTCAGATACCTAGTTTTTTAGTATTCTATAAGAAAGTGGGTCAGGGTAGCCTAGCTTTTAGGATCAAACGTCTATGGCTCTCTAATGCAGAGTTTGAATTAATGAATGAGGATGAATGGGTAAGAGAATTATACGAATTACAGCACGAACACAAACAACATTGTAAATATGAAACAAAAGTATGATCCACACATAAGAGTTAGGTTTGATCTCTTTGATGATCCACAGTTTAGAACCATTCCAAACAAGCATAAGGCACATTGTTTATGTGTGTTGATTTGTTTGCTAAAGTTTGTAAATAATAAGACACTCCAATGTTACCCACGCAAAGCCACTATATCTAGTATGACTGGTCTATCTTATACCACTATATACAGAGCTACTATATGGCTAATTCGTGCCAAGATAGTGTCTAAAAAAAGGCTACCGAGTACACTTCTATACACAATAAACCCTAGATATATCGTGGGTTATAGAGAGAGTGTTCCCACAGCACACACGAGTGTTCCCACAGACCGATCTGATCGTTCTGTTAGGTCACTATTAATAGAACATAACACTATAGAACTATCTTATATAACTAAAGTAGTAAAAGAAGTTGTAGATAAAGGAGGAGATCAATCTAAAATAGTTAGTGTCCTAAGTACCCTCCCCCGCAAGACCTTAATTAAAGCCATAGAAGATAATGACAATATCTATTACTCTAAGTTGGCTCTAGCTGAACAAGATAGAAATGGGGTGAAGCTGGTGGATATACCTAGAAACATAGTAGATAATGTAAGAAAGAAAACCCATTTTGGATACCAGAATGTGATACGTAAAAAGAAAGATTTAAATGACAGGAAGATTAAGTCAAAAGATTTATTGCGAGGCGATAGCAAAGACAAGTGGTAAGAGGTGTCGCTGCAAAGGCTACTACACACCCACTAACAATCGTTATCTTTGTATGTTCCATAATGGGTCAAAGTCATGGGATAGTAAGACCAGAAAATACAAAGGACTTTTTAAGAATAATAAGGTAGAACTACAAAAGAAGATTAACATATTAAAAAACCTGGTTAATTTTAGAAACAAAACTGATGAGCAAATCAAAGAGTATATCCTCAAAGAAGAGACAAGATCTCATTCTTTCGGATACAGAACAAAATACTATTCTAGAAACCATTTACGATGGAGGTCTGTCCATAGAAGTAGCAAGAGATTTAAAGATCAGCTTGATGAGTTTGCAGAAATACTTAGAAAGAAATCCAAAGTTCCAAGCTGAATTTAACAAGGCTCAAGAGGTAGGTATTAAAACTTTAGTTGAGAAAATGCTGCAAATATTTAACAGTGAGAATATGGATCTATCTCCCAATGAGCTGCTTTTTCTTCGTGAACGTAAAGACTTTCTGAAATTTCTAGCTCCAAGATTGAGTTCTATATTCCAAGAGAAACAAAAGTTAGATGTCAGGTCTGATAGTAAAATACAAATTAGTTGGGAAGATAGTCCAGAATTAATTGATGTAAGTACTGATATAACTGACGTAGCAGAAACAGTACCTACACCACCAAAGGATAACTAAATTTTAAATGAATTAAGTTTTACTTTATTCCAATTTTTACACTTAATAGATTTATGAGCTGATGTCATTTCAGCTTTATCTAAATCTAAATTAACTTGTATTGATAAACCATTTAAACAAGCACTTCTGCTAGGATAATCACTTTTAAAATCTAATGGTATATCAAAACCTACTCTTCTTTTATCACTATGTAAATATAAAACAGTATCTTCTTGTTGTAAAAGATAACTTAATATATTTTCCTTATCTTCCAATGTAGATTTCTTTAAAAAATCTATTACTCTCTTGTTCATCATGACCCTTTCGTTGTTTATTCGTTTATTCCTAATACTTTTTCAATATGATCTAATTTTTTTAATCTTTTAGATACATATTTCATATCTTTAATACAAGCATTTATATCTGCGTCATCATCATAAGACACTCTTGCAAAATGCTCTTGTAAATACATATCAAAATTTCCTAAATCTGAATGTATAGTTTTAACGTAGTAGTTTGCCATTTTGTACCCCTTGTTTTTTGTTTAGTTGTTTGTTTTTATAATGAGTATATATCACACCTTGAACACTCAATATATTTAATAGAGTTAATCTAGCTAACTCTTTTAAATTCTTATTCCCACCCTTGCGATTTTCTATATTTTTTATAATAGTCATTTTTCTTTTTTTCATCTTTATAATATTGATACCCAAACACTACAACAGCTACCAATATAATTAATATTAATTGCTTTTCACTACTCACTAACCCCCCAATCATCACTTGATGTGACCTCTACACAATTCTCACACAAAACTCTATTCGTTAGAACGCAAGTGAAATATTCATTTGTTTTATTCTCACAAATAAAACATTGCTTTTCACTTGTCATGTTTCAACCTCTTAAATTTATATTTAATTGATCTTTTTAATGATTTAAAAGTTTGTGTTATATCTGATTTACTAAAGGTACTATAATCGTAATCAGCTTTTAAAACACTCATTTGAAAATCAACATCAAACATAATGTCTTTTTTTAATTGTTTGATTTGCTTCTCGCTACTCATAATAAGTTTTTTTTCTCCTGTTCGTAATCCTTTACTTCCCAATCAAATAGTTCAGCTATTTCTATTGCACCCATTTTATATAATGCTTTGTGATCCTCTTCATCAATATCATGATGATAATCAATAAGCATATCTTTTATTTCTTTTAAAGAATTAAAATGATCCGTATCTTCAATATCATGGTAAGCACCATAATATTGATGTCTTTGATTACACCAAACAACATATTTTTTTTGTTTCTCGCTACTCATCTGATACCTCATCTATTTTAATATCTACATTACCCCAATCAAATAAACTAATTGCTTGATCCTCTGCGTCATTCTCATCTGCTGCTTGAACAGTAGTCTTATAGATAATATTGACATTATATTTTTTTAGTTTCTCGCTACTCATTTATCCCCTCTCTTTTTTTGATCTCGTTCTTTTAGGAAGTCTACAACATTAGCTGCCAGGTGAGATCCATTGGTTGTTGGTATATCTTTAAATGTATTCAGCTCGTCAATCTTATCGTGAGCTTGTTGCATAGTGTCATTGATATTAAAAGAAAACCCGTATTTCTTTTTAAGTATATCAAGGACTGATTTAAAGTATTTAGCTTTCATATTCCAACCCCCTCAAAATAATTACTAGCCGCTAACCATAGAATACTTTTTTTATAATCTGCCATTGTTTTATTATCACTCATACCAGACCCATCAACTTCATATTTAATTTGTTGGTCTGTCATGCCTACTGATGACCAATCAATTTTATTATACCAATGATTAACTTCCTCATCACAACTACTACTATGAAAACAATCTTTTAATGCTTGTAATGGTAGTGTTATTTCATAACTTGATATTGATATTGTTTTATTTTTCATCATTACCCCCAAAGATTATATAAGACCAAAATATATACAAAGTAATTATTGGTATTATTTCAAGTATAAACATCAAACCCCCTCGTTGTTTGGTAGTTGCAGCATAAACTTTATGCCGAATAAAATCATAATACTAAGACCTATCCAGGTATGAATATGTATAGCTATGATCAGTCCTAAGAACATTATTGCAAAGCATAATGCGAAGTATATTGCTTGTATCATTTTTTACCCCTTGTTGTTTTTATATTTATATTAACCATTTTGGTTTTATTGTCAATTATAATCTAGCTTGTATTTTGTTAGCTAGTCTTTTATTTGTCATTCTAAATAAAATACATTTAACCATATAATTTCTAGCTAGATGTACATAATGAGGTATATGTCTTTCTTTCTTAACTATCTTAGTTATATCTCGCATGTATAACTTCTCATCACTAGCACCGAAATTTTCAACGATTAAGCTGTAATTTTCATTGTGATTATTGATTTTAGTATTTTCTCTTATTGTTTCCAAAAATGGATCGTAATATTTTGGGTTGTTTATATCAAGTGTCGGCATTGTTTTATCCTTTGGTTGTTGTTTATCCAACAAGTATTTTTTAAATCTTTGTTGGTGTTTTTTTGGTTGTTTAGTGTCTAAATACATTTGATCTAAACTTATACTAAACGTTGGTATTGTTTTTGTTGTTTTTGTTTTTTTGTTCATAACCGAATTGGTACAATATTATTAATTGTAGTCAAGTAAATAATTAGTTCATAATGGGTCAAGATATTAGTGTGATATAAATGCAACTGTGTTAAATATACAACATGAAGTTTATTTATAATATTAAAGATGAGCAAGGAAACCAGGAACAATTAAAAGCGATGAGCTATAAAAAATGTTTAAAGCAGCTAAACAATAAATATAAACCTGGCGAAGTAATACAAATAAATTACACCAATAAAAAAGATCATGAGCTTTTAAAATATGTAAAGATTAAAAGGGTTGAATAAGATCCTATTCTAATTCATCAACAACGTTTTATTTTCTCGCATATATAATCGGACAATAGTATTGACCTATATACTTCCGATAATAAAAATTATAAGAAAAATAGGTAGTGATAATAATGCGATAGCACTAGTGATCATGTTTTGTTCTATATAAACCTCTAATTTTGTAAAGCTATACCCCCCTATACCCCCAAATGTGGTCTCTGTTATATATATATATATACATGGGACTCGAGGACACCCTTACACAGTCAGTCATCTACACACAGTTTCAGATGTGATTATAGCCATACCCCAAAAACAACCCACCATCTTATTCACCTTGGCAGACCTCCCTTTAAATTAAATAGTAATTACTATATGTAGTATGATATGTGGGACTACATACAAGATGATTTAACTTCAGTTGTTTTAATTGATGAAAAGACAAACACCTTAACCATTAAGATATATGGGTTAGGCAGCAAAGATAGTGCAGAAACTTTTGCACAATACACGATGAGCTTATTACAGTTTGATTATAATTCTACTGGCTATAGTATGCCTAGCAAGATGATACACTAGATATGG